GTTAACATGGCTTCATATAAGAAAAAAGGAAGCTGTAACATTGTTGCACTTCGTCAGGGTTGGAAGCAGTCAAGAACCGGCAGGGTTTGGGAGGTAGTACAAAAAGGAAAGCGTGGAAAGGAGTGGATATTATCGGGTGGCAAGATTAGCCACCACATAGGAGAGGGAACGTTGTTGAAGTTTTTTGAGAGAATTTATTAGTTAATTATTAATTTATGTTAGTAACAATCACCGTTTCTGAGAAACAGATAAGAATAAAAGGATATAAGTTTGAACAGTGGAAATCTAACAACCTAACGCCCCCACAGGCATAAAACGTGGAGATATTATGAACAAAGAACAAACAAACTTACAAGAACAAGTAAATGTATTATCAGAAGAATTGCGAAATGTAAAAATGCAATTACAGGCATTGTATAGACATCTAAATTTGAATGTAAACGCAAAACGAGAGGTCGTATGTTATACAGTCCAAGAATACTTGAAACCAAATACTGCAAAAAATATTGTACAGACAAATGATTTACAAGGCATGAGTTAACTGTATGTTTGAAGAAATCCAAGTAACAACATCATTATTCAAAATAATTTTACCTACAGGATTTACTTTTATTATTGGTATTTATGTAGGATTACAAATAAAATGAAACAAGATAACTACACAGCAAAACTTATCATTCGAGGACTTCCAAAAATGGAAGAATTAGAATTGCGAGACTTAATAATTTGGTTAGAAGATAAGGTAAAAGAATTAAGAAATGAGTATTCAAAACCATTACCAACAAAGACTTACGATAAAATCTATACAGCACGCCTTATAAAACGAGATTATGGATTTATTCCAAAATCACCACATAATCCTGAATAAAATATAACTTGCACAGACGGACAAATTATGTCGAATATAGTCGGTCTTATAATTTTTCTTATATTATTATGGGGACTACTAAAATAGAAATGGATGAAAAAGGTTCAACGACAAAAAACGGAAATAAGGTATTAGGAATACAATTAAAATGCCGACACCATAACTGGCAACGCACAATCCATATTAAAGATGGTATAGGTTGTAGTAAATGCTATGGATTACTAACCCCCCCCACCCCACACAGGGAATAAATAGAAATTAAGTATGAAATACGACCAACCAGCTAAATGCGATAATGGAACACCGTTTTGTATTGGTTCATGCGAAAAGTGTAAATCAAAATCAATGCGGGACAGATTTGATGAGAGATTTATATTGACACAAGATTACGAGCCAGGAGTATTGGCTAAGTATCATGTTATTAAAGACTTCATCGAACAAGAACTAAAGAAAGAGCGAGAGGAGATTGTAGAGATGATTGAAAAAAAGAAGTGGAGAGGAATCGCGTGCAGGGGTAACGAGTTTGAGGCAGACCTACAAAATGAGGCATATGATAACATTATCAACACCATATCCAAAACATACAGATTGTGAAGAATGTGGAATGGACGCACTTGACTATTTTGATTCAGCCTTACAAGACACCATTGTTCTCCTCGACAGTCACATTAACAAACTAAGTACAGAATAACATTTAATATGTGGAATATGTAAACAATTATGAGAGAAGATCTATTTGGAAATGAAATATGGGTTGGCGATACTGTTGCATTTGTTTTTGCAAGGTTTAGAAACTTACAAAGAGGAATAGTAACAAGTTATCGTGGTGCTGGAGTTATGGTATTGCCTGAAAATTCCAAAACTGAGATCATTAAGTTACCTGAACATTTGGTAAAATTTGTACACGAGTCAAATTATCATAAGGTACTATAAAAAATACTCAAGAATAATGAATATGTGGTATAATAAATAAAGTTTACGCACTCAAAAACTAAATTATATTTCAAAAGTGGAGTGGCTTTAAACTCGGAATCCCGCCTTAATTGGTGGGTTTTTCGATCTAAGAATATTGAAAGTGTGGTATACTATTTACATGATTAGACCGCAAGTAGACTTCCCTTTTCTAGAGGAATATAAAAAACAATTTGATATTTCCGAGAGAACTATTTTCGCATTTGGTACAGATATTTTTACAAACTATAAGCTTACACCGGATCTATTAGTTCACGAACGGGTACACCTAGAACAGCAACTAAGGCATCCAGATGGCGAGTTATCATGGGTGTATGACTTCCTATATGATCCAGTATTCAGGCTTGAACAGGAGGTAGAAGCTTACAGGAAACAACTAAAGAGCATTAAGGATAGAAATCATCGTGCACGTATTCACCATGAATCAGCAAAGCAGTTATCATCCGCAATGTATGGAAACATTTGCACTTTTAAGGAAGCTTATGAGTTAATAAAAGTACCACGCTAATATGAAAAAAACCAACAAAAAGAAATTGTTTGAAAAGTGGGCAGATAGCGAGCTTCTAAGATATCGAAAGATTCTACTACAAGAAGACAAGCACCTTTATTCCATCACACCAAGCGGTGAGGAGAGCAAGAGCTATTCTTATACACGTTTTCCATATAAGGATATTAAAATTGAATACGGTGAAGCTGTTTATGAAATGTGGAATACCGGAAAGAAGTCAGAAGCTTCAAGAATCCTATTGCATGAGATGATCCATCCAATCGTAGATCCAATTATGAAATACGCAATGGACAGATTCGTTACACGTGAAACCCTAGTTGACCAGATGGAACAGATAACCGATCATTTTACCAATGTTATTGATAAGCTACTAAACAAGTAAACCTATGGAACAAAACCCACAAGCACAAAAGATTATTAAGGATATTAAAAGTCTCATTTCTCAAGACGAAGATGGAATTATCACTGGTGTTGATGTTAAGTATTTCCAACTGATTGAGTCTATTTAAAAAATTGCAAAGCTTTCATACGATACAGGGTATGCAGATGCTTTTGATGAGTACGTTAGGGGAAAAGGATTTTAAGAAACGATTGTGTTTCTTTTGGGGAACGAGTTGTGATGACCGCGAACGGGTTATAGCCTTATATTCGTAAAGTTATAACTTTCCCAAAAGGTACATGATATGAAAACTAAAAAGAAAAAGACAACTAAGCCAGTAGAGATAGATGAGAGTATCATCGGAGATCAATTAACACTCAAGCAGGAGTGTTTTTGCCGTAATTATACACAGAATTATGAGTTTATGGGAAACGGTACTTTAGCATACGCAGATGCTTATGACATAGATCTAGAAATTCTACCAAAGGATGATGCTGTATATGTGTTTGAGGATGGAAGTACTACGATACAAAGTACCTATGAAGCATTGTGGAGAAAGGATGATATGAAAAACAAGGAATACAAGGTAAAGGAAAAGTCATCTTATGACAAGCATTATTTCTCTTGTGCTTCAATGGCTTCACGTCTGTTAAAGAATGTTAAAATTCAGCAACGTATTATAGATTTGTCAAATGAGTTTCTAAATGACAAGGTAATAGACAAGCGGTTAAAGGAGATTGCAATAAAGGGAGAGGATAAAGACAGCATAAACGCAATCAAGGTTTACAATGACATAAAGGGTCGTATTATTAAACGAACTGATCTAACAAGCGGAGGTGAGAAACTAAATATTATTTTTGATTCTGCTTTTGGTGAAAGAGAAAACAATGAAACTACACGAGAAACAGAGGGAGATAGTGAGTAGCACAAAGCGATTCAAGGTTGTACGGGCTGGCAGACGTTTTGGAAAGACTCAAATGGAGGTTGATGACATGGTATTTGATGCACTTTCAAAAGCCGATAGAAACATTTTCTACATTGCACCTACACAAACACAGGCACGAAGTATTATTTGGGAAGCATTAAAGGCACGCACTCATGGGATAGGAATACCAAACGAGTCACGGCTTGAAATGAGAATACCCACGCAGGATGGTGGCTTCTCAATGATCAAGGTTGCAGGATGGGAAAACCGAGAGAACTTCCGAGGTATGAAAGCATACAAGATCGTATTCGATGAGGTTGACACGATGAAAGAGTTTTTTATCGGTTGGCAGGAGATCTTCCGTCCTGCACTTACGGATCTTAGAGGTAAAGCTGTATTCATCGGTACACCTAAAAAGGAATCACGAAACCTACAGAGACTAGAGAAGCTTGCAGAGAGGGATGAGGACTGGGGAGCATTTCATGGAAAGACAGCAGATAACCCGTATATCCCATCTGATGAGATTGAAAAGGCGAGACTAGAGCTAGACTATGAAACATATAAGCAGGAATACCTTGCCGAGTACGTTGACAATACGGGGGCTTTGTTTAAGTTCGATGCACTTGTAGACGTTTTTTCTAACACAATTGAAAATGACGGTACTGGAAAGTGGCTGATCATAGACATTGCAGATGATGGGACAGATAATACGATATTCTCATTTTGGAACGGGTTAGAGGAGTATAGGCGTGAAGCATACAACGGATTGAATACAGAGACGATCATTTCAATGACACGTGAATTTGCAACGCAGGAACGCATACCGTTTTCTCACATATTGGTAGATGCGATTGGCGTAGGGGCTGGAGTTGCTTCAAGCTCATTGCTAGACGGTATAATTGGGTACAAGTCATCATATGCACCGATCAAGACAGAGGAAAGCATTGTAGTGCTTCCTAACGTTGGATATACAAAGGATGCACCACTTGTATCAGACTTTAAGAATCTACGATCACAGTGCGTATTTACGCTTGCTGAACACGTAAATGGACATAAGATAGCTTCAAAAGTTGCCGGACAGTTCAAGGAAAAGATAATTGAGGAGTTGCCTATCTATCAGGATGCTTCAAAGGGTGACGGTAAACGCATGGCTACAGGAAAGGACGAGGTAAAAGAAGTATTGGGACGATCACCGGATCATAGCGATACATGGATCATGCGTATGTACTTTGTCGTTAGGGGTAAATTACTCAAGGGAGATACAGAGCTTCAATCACAGGCACGAAGCAAGCTACATGCACAATTGAAAAAGAATTACAAGAACATTATAAATTCTTCAACACGTTAAAGAATATGTAAAGTATGGTATAATATGAAAATAATTATATGCAATCTTCAAAATATTTAGTAGACAATACTTCGGGTCTTAAAAAAACGGGGTCTGGTAAAATATTTGGATTTTTACTAAGCGGTTCACAAGCCGATCAAAACGATATTGCTGTATACGATGGGGTTGGTACAAGTGCATCTAAGGCAAGAATTAATATGTTTGTAGATACAGCAAGCATTGAAAACTGTGGAGCTGTTGCAATGTCACAAGTAGAATTAGATGAAAACAACTATACAAACGTTGCTGACGGAGACAGTATTACGATTGATGGAAAGACATACACGTTCAAAGATACTCCATCACAGATCGGAGACGTTCAGATTGGTGCAGATTTCGCAGAGAGCTTTACAAACATGTCAAATGCTACGATTGGAAATTCCGGTAATTACTTTGCTGGTACAACACCTAGTGAAAAGATTGTTTTGTTTCACAATGGTGGACAGGGTTCAAAGCCATTATTCATATCAAGGGGATTTGAGACAACGTTTAACAATATTCCAATCTCTATATCATCAGTAAGATTTGGTACACCAGATGGTAATTTCTCAAACTCATCATACACAGCACAACCAATTGGTAACGGTAAAATAACTATCGGTAATCGTGAGTATTACGCAACTACAGTATTACCAGAGAATTTAAATACTTTTTTAGGACTTAACTTACCTGTCATTCCAAATGTCTATTCAATATTTTCTGAAAAGTCAGGTTTTATTGATACTGTAAACGGAGACGGAGGTGTTGGCGAGGGTGTTTTGTATTCAACAGGAACAACGCCACATACGCAGGTTCAATTAATTGATCCAAACGATCCAACTAATACAGGTCTACTAATAATTGAAGCACTGAATACTGGATATGATGGAAACTATATCGCAGTATCTTCTAGTATTGGACAGGTTTTTACCACAAGTGAGGACTCATCACTAACAGAGTTTTATCAAACACATCTACTTGGTGGATCAGATGCAGTATCACAAGTCATTGAACTACTTGGTGTGTCTGGTGCAAATTCTATTAAGCTTCAAGTACCTATTGAATTAAATCATGGACTATATGTTGAATATATTGGATCAAATGATTACACAATACTTTATGATGGATTCGATACTTAACAGTTAACAACTAATTAAAAATAATATGAATGAAATACAAGGTGGAAAATACGCACGATCTACAGCAACGGCAACAATTAAAACTGGTGCAGGTGTTGTATACGGTGTAATCATAAACTCTAATACATCAGGAACATTTAAGCTCTATGATGGAACAAGTACAAGTGGTGAAGTAATTGCAAACACGTTTACTCTTGCATCAGGATCTCAAGTGATCACGTTTCCAGAAGCTATCGAGTTCTATACCGGACTACACATTGTCTATGGGGGTACTCTAGATGCAACATGGATTATCCGATAACCTATAAAAATATATGTCAGATAATTCAATCGGAGCAGTAGTTCGAGAACTGGAAAGAGACTATACTAGGGGTGAGACAACAATTTCAAAGTATGTTCAATTTTCGCAGTTTGAAAACATTGAGAAGATTGATGCTTACTTGAACAGTAAACACGTATCTGGATCTACGGATAGCATGGGGCGAGAAAAGCCGTTCTTTAACATCGTAACTGGTGCGGTAAACATTTGGTATCGGGCAACTGATATTGACCGTTCTAACATCAGAATAAAAGCAACAAGATCTAAGGATGCGGTTATGGCACTATTGGCAAGCATACACTTGCAGGACTGGATGAAAAAGGATGCTTTCGGGGTGTTTCTCAATGATTGGGGACGTTCACTAGCACGATACGGTTCATCTGTTGTCAAGTTCGTTCAAAAGAAAAACGGACTTCACTCGGAAGTAGTACCTTGGAATAGATTGATCACCGATACTGTAGATTTTGAAAACAATCCACAGATTGAGCGATTGTTCTTTACACCGGCACAACTAAAGAGAAATAAGGCGTATGATCAGGATGCAGTTGAGGATTTACTCAAGGCACTCACAAGACGAAAGACGGCTGATGGTCAATCAAAAGACAACAAAAGCAAGTACATAGAGGTTTTTGAAATACACGGCGAAATGAAAAAGTCTTTCTTGACAGGAAAGAAAGAAGATGAGTGTGAATATGTACAACAAATGCACGTTGTATCAATGGTAAAGGATGAGGATGACAAGTGGGAGGATTTTACCCTTTTAAAAGGAAAGGAATCTCAATCTCCATACATGATCACACACCTTATCAAAGAGGATGGGCGAGCACAGTCAATTGGTGCTGTAGAACACTTGTTTGAGTCTCAATGGATGGTAAACCACACGGCAAAGAGTATTAAGGATCAATTGGATCTAGCATCAAAGCTTATTTTCCAAACGGCAGATCCGAACTTTGCGGGAGTAAACGCACTTACGGCAATTGAAACGGGTGATATTCTTATCCACAACGACAATCAACCGCTTACACAACTAAATAACAACAGTCACGATATTACATCATTGCAAAACTACGGTGCAAAATGGCAAGCATTAGGGAAAGAAATAGTTTCTACACCGGATGCTATCGGTGGAAACACCATGCCATCAGGTACAGCATACCGACTTGTATCAATCCTAAATCAAGAAGCACACTCGCTATTTGAGATCATGGTAGAAAACAAGGGACTTGCAATTGAGGAAATGATGCGAAGATTCATCATCCCTTATCTTATGACTAAGATGGACACGGCAGATGAAATTTCTGCTACGCTTGCGGATTATGACATTAAAAAGATTGATTCTATTTATGTTCGTAACGAAGCGATCCGAAGACACAATGCAAAGGCAACGTTCGAAGCATTGAACGACCTACCTATCAAGGGTCTTGACATCAATTCAGAATCACAAAGCTTGCAAGCAGATCTAGACGAGTTTGGAAATCAACGATTTATCCTACCGTCACAAATTGCAACGAAGAAGTGGAAAGACGTGATGGCAGACTTTGTATGGGAAGCGGAAGTTGAGGTAACGAATGAGCAATCAGATAAAAATGCGGTGTTGACAACGTTGACATCGGTATTCCAAACTATTGCAAATCCTGTACAGCAACAAGTATTGCAAACACCGGCAGGGAAAATGTTATTCAACAAGATCCTAGAAACAGCCGGAGCAGTAAGTCCAGTAGAAATGTCTCAAATGTCTTCACAAACAGCACGAACAGCCCAACCAAACATGCCTGTAGGCGGTGGACAACAGGCTGGGAGTGTTACATTACCAACTGATGCAACTTCGCAAGGAGCTGTATCACAATAATTAATTAACATTTAAATTTATGGAAGCTAATCAACAAGCAATCACAACATCGACAGTTACAAAGTCACGTTTACTAGAATATCGAAAACAAAATCCTGTAAAATTTGCAGTTAAGTTTGGAGACGTAGACGTAGACTCAATGCCAGACGGATCGGTTCTTACACGAACTGTAGAAGTATCTGGTAAGGTGACTAACGTAGTTGCAAAACCTACTAAGGCTTCAAAGCCAGAAGTAGATGGGGACGAAAATGACGAAGAAGAATTAACAGAAGCTAAGGCTGATAAACCTAAAGCTAAATCAAATAAATAACCACAAATATGAACTCAAACGTAAAGGGAAGTGAGCAAAAAACAACAGGTCAGGCAAACGGATCACAAATGCGTATCACTGAAAACGATATCGCAATGATCAAGAAGCTGTTTAAGGGAAATGATGAAGCACTCAAGCTATTGCGAAAAATGTTTTTGCCAGAACTTGATCCATCAGCACCATTTGGACAGATGATCGACCTTTGGATGACGGTAGATATTAAGGATATGACACCAGAAGAAGCGTATGTCAATCTTAAGGCACGTAACACATTGATTACTCACCTTGATCAGCAATTGTTTGCACTTGCAACCATTGCCAACAAAGAAGAAGAATCAGTTGAACAGGTTACAGCTCGCTTGAAAGCAAACTCAGCGAAATAATATCTAAATTCATCGAAGAATTTGGAAAGTGTGGTATAATATCAATTAATTGAGTGTCTGGCTCTTAACCAGACAAAATCTAATGAACAAAAACTTAGACGAGAAAGGTAACTCTTTAAATACCGAAGTAGAAGACGTACAAGACCTAGCAGACGATGCAACAGATGAGGAAAAAGCGGAACACTTAGTTAAGCTTCAAAATCTCAATAAACAGCTATTTGCAAGGGCTAAAAAGGCAGAGGGATTTGAATTAAAGGATGGTAAATGGGTTAAGCCCGTTAAATCAGACGATAAGACAGACACAGAAGATCCCAAAGCAACTACGGATACGTCTAAAAACCTAAGCTCTCTTGATGCAATGGTGTTAATGCGAAATAATATCGAAGACGAAGATATTGAAGAAGTTGTAGAATATGCAAACTTCAAGAAAATATCAATTGCGGATGCCTTAAAATCACCCGTACTCAAACAAGTACTTGCAGATAGGATTGAAGCACGAAACGTAGCCGAGGGTACAAATACCGGAGGTGGACGTAGGGGAACAGCAAATGTTTCTGATGAAGCACTACTTGAAAACGCACGCAATGGGAAATACCCAGAAAGCGATGCAGACCTTGCACGACTCACGAAGCTTAGACGAGCTAAAAAATAAGGACAGCTTGTTTATAATAAAATATAGATAGGTTAGTTAATCGGTGGGAATATTAAGATTAACTTTATACCTTACAAATGAACACAATAAGTACAAAGACATACCGAGATAAGTATCGTCTTGCAAACCTTGATACACTTCTACGAAGTGCACTCATTGCAGAAAAAATCTGTATGGTAGACCGATCTGGTGTTAAAACCATTCAGTCTCCATATGGATCACAACCATCTACTACAGTACAAGCAATCGCTGGTACATACTCAGTAGCTTCTTACACAACAACTGATGATACGCTTACAGTTTCAGATGAATTCATCTGTGCTGAACACGTATTTGATTTCGAACAAACTCTTACAGAATTTGACGTTTTCTCATCACGACTTGACGAACAGCAAGCATCTGTAGTTACAGCAATTGACAAGTACGTTCTTAACAACTTGCTTGAAGCTGGAACAGGATCTTACACTACACCAGTAGGAGGATTCACAACAGCATCAAACATCAATACAATCATGGCTAACCTTGCATCTAAGGTTGCCGGATATTCAGAAGCTTTCAACGGACTATACCTAGTTATCGAAGCAACTGATCTAGTAGGATTCATGGTAGCACAAGCTACTAACGGATTCAGTTACGCAGACATGGCTCTACGAAACGGATTCCTTACATCTTACATGGGTATTGATATCTACGTAGCACGAGCAGGAACATTTGACGATCAATCAGCTTCATCAGTTTCAGGTACAACAACTTGGACAAACGCTGGACACCGTGTATTCGGAGTGAAGAACATCACTACATACGCATCTCCAATTGACGTGAAGTTTGAGGAAAAATCTGTATCTGGTAAAACAGGTATGGAAGTTGTAACTTACGGTTACATCGGATTCAAGGCTTGGACACCAAAGCTTACGCTTACAGTGGACATCACACTAGCATAGCTAAAACCCCTTGTTGGGGGTTTCAGGCTAGTGCTTCCCACCGATTCGCTAGTCTTAAACTCTCAATAAGGGATTACCAAACCTAATCTAACTCTAAACATGAACGCAAACCGACTTTCACCGGCTCACGAGGGGGTTGAATTTATCCCAGTTCGTCTTACAGCAGGTGCTACACAAACAGCTACTAACTCAATCCCACGATTGACAAAATCTGTAGTTGTTTCAGGAGTAGCAACAGATGCAAACGATTTCGTAGTTCTACCGGCTCTCGCAGATTGCCCAGACGGACACACAATCGTAATGCTTGCAAGTGCGGGTTCAAACTTCGAAGTTCGAACACCGGCTTCTAGTAATGAAAAAATTAACGGACAGGATTCAGATGGAACTAAGGAACTCTTAGCTACTGATACAACCGTTATCTTCTTCACAAAGATCAGCAATTCTGTAGGATGGATGAGTAATCCATTTACAGCAATCGGAGCTGTCGCAACAGCAGTAGTCCCAGACTAATGCAGTACTCAACTTAATTGTTGGGGAGAGAAAATAAATCGGTGTTTCTCTCCACTAATTAAAACTATGTCATTACAATTCAGCGACACAACAAATAAATATGGTATCGTCCAATTGATCTGGCGAGAAACAGGGAGTGACTCAGTTTCTTATCCTATTGAGGAAATTACAGCAGACGTTAACGTAACACTTGATTCTGTATGGCAAAAGATTTTCAAACTTGGTGGAACATGGCAGTATGATGATTATTCTCATTCTGATTATCCAATTATCACCACAAATCTTGTTGCAGGTCAACGTGACTATGCTTTTATTACTGATGAAACGGGTAATCTGATCCTAGACATCTACAAGGTTATGGCTAAACAGCCAGACGGTACATATAAGGAGATCACACCCGTTGACGTACAATCGCAAGCAGATATGCAAGGATTCTACGATGGGCGAGACATTCAAGGAACACCAACACGATACGATAAGACGGCAAATGCAATCTTTTTGGATGCAATACCAGATACTACGGTAGTAGACGGGCTAAAGGTATATATCAATCGAGAGGGTGAATACTTCACAACATCAGACACAACAAAAAAGGCTGGATTTCACGGAACTATCCACGAGATCCTAGCAATTCGTCCCGCATTTAACTATGCAATGCGACATTCATTGCCACAGGTTAACGGATTACAGGTTCGATTAAAGGAACTTGAAAAAGCAATAGAGGACGTTTACGGATTAAGGACACGTGATGAAAAAAAGCGTATGATCCCAAACCGAGAAAGTACACGATAATTATTAACACCGATTAAAAAACAAACATGGCAACATATAACAAATTCAATTCATTCGTTGAAGCAGTAGCGGAAAAGGTGCACAACCTAGGTTCAGATACTCTTACGATCGCACTATGTGCAACAGCTAACGCACCGGTAGCTTCAAACACGGTTCTTGCAGACCTTACGCAGATTTCGTATACCAACCTTTCGTCACGTGTGATTACTACAGCATCATCAGCACAGACATCAGGAACATACAAGCTAACCCTTACAGATCTTGTATTGACAGCATCAGGAGCAGTTGCACCTTTCCAATATGTAGTTGTTTACAACGATACAGCAACTAACGATGAACTTATCGCTTGGTTTGACTACGGATCATCTGTAACACTTGCATCAGGAGACACGTTTACTATCGACTTCGATGGAACAAACGGATTTCTAACAATCGCTTAACGATTGATTTCTTATACTGTTCGCATTCGACCGCTTGGACGAAATGCGGATAGCATTAATAAATTAAACATTATGGCACTAGATACAAACCTCATTGCATATTGGAAACTGGATGAAAGCAGTGGTAATGCCTCTGATTCAACCGCAAATGGTAAGACTCTTACCAATACCGGTACAGTTACCTACACGACTGGAAAAATCAACAATGCTGGAAACTTTAGTGGTTCATCACAGTACTTGACACGAGCAAGTGAAGCGTACTTTCAAATTACTGGTGCACTTTCAATATCATTGTGGGTAAACGCTGATACATTGAGTGCAGACCGTCAACTGGTATCAAAAAACGACAACAACATTTCTAACTCGGAGTTCGGTATAATCTATCGTAGCACGGGTAAATTTGCGTTTTTTTCAGCTAACGCATCAAACTACTACTACCTTTCTACAAACTCTACATATTCAGCTACAAACTGGTATCATGTAGTAGTTACAAGAGCTGGTTCTTCTAGTGGCTCAGCGGTTTTAATTTACGTAAACGGTTCTTCTGTTGCAACAACGGTCGACAGTACAGACCCGTCATTCGTTGGTACATCATCATACCCCCTAAACATTGGTTCACAAAACAACAACAACAGTGCTTTTGATGGAAAAATTGATGAAGTGGGTATTTGGACTAGAGAATTGACTAGTGCAGAGGTAACACAATTATATAATAGCGGAAATGGATTATCATATCCATTCGGCAATTCATACACATTAGCAATTACAAAAGGTGCATATACACTAACAGGCATTGCAACCGCTTTCAGGCGTGCATTAAACATATTGATCACAAAAGGTACATATGTTTACACGGGAATAGCTACAGCATTTAATCGTGGTAAGGGATTTCAGGCAATAACTGGATCTTATATACTAACTGGAAACAACGCACTATTTGGTAAAGTAATCAGCATGTTAGCAATATCAGGATCATACGCATACACAGGATTCGCTACTGGACTTGCTAAAACAAAACTTCTCATCGCTTCAGTTGGAAACTATATCTATAACGGAATAGCTACGGGTATTTCACACGGTAGAAAGATCACAATAACTAAGGGAACTTACACATACACAGGATTCGCAGTAGCGGTTCATCGTGGAGTAGTTCTTATTGCCGTAACCGGAAATTATGTACTACGTGGATTCAATGCACGCATGAGTATTTACTGGAAAAACATTACAAAGAACGTTGTAAGTTGGGTAAACGAGAAAAAATCAAACGTATAATATGGATCAACAATCACAAATTGCACAACTTCAAAGCAGGGTAGATGAATTGACGGCTTATATTGATAGATTAAAGGGTTCTGGTAACTTCCCACAGGAAATAACAGAAGCTTTTATCAATAACGGCTTTCTAAAGGTTGAAAATAGGCTTGTGCACTATGGTGGATTTGCTGTTCGTCAGTTTGATACAATAACTACACGATCTGGGTTTAAAAAATATGTGATAAGTACTGAAAACTTCGCGTATTTTATCCCAATTTCAATTAATACCGGATCTGATACGGTTACTTCAAGGGACGGGACTACGTTTTCAAACGGGTTAACTGTTATTCCATACTCTAGTGGTGACGTACCCGCAGAACTTCAATATGGGCAACCCCTTTATACAGTAAACTCATCTGGTACATCTGTTCAGTTATCAGGCACAATAGGTGGTGCACCAATTTCTCTTACCACCCTAGGATATGGCGACATCTATCTAAACATCATTAACTCATAGCATATGTCTTATATAATTCCAAATCAACAAACTAAAGATATCAAGCAATTAAACCAGAACGAAACATCTGGGTCATTGTTCGTTACAAAAAACATTTCTATTGAAAAACTTGGTCAGATTAAGCTATCTCCAGCGGTTATTGCAACACTTACACGTGATGACAGTACTGATTTCGATACAGTTGACTCAATGTTTAAAACAGATAACGGACTTTACTTGAACTCTAAGGAGGTTTGGTATGCGAACACGGTCGGACTCAACAAGCCGACAAGTCTTTCAGGTGACACAAATCGTCCAACGCCAGCAGTAGAAGAAGACGGTATTTTCTTCAATGATTACGAAGTTATATCAGACGATTCTTTAATCTACTACCGATCAGGATCAAGTGCTTGGACAGATATATCACTCAGCCTTACTTCCGGTGCACCTACACAAATGGCAGTTTTTGATGCTTTCAGTGCTCTACTTGTTGGAAATGCAGATACCGTAAAGATGGTTGACTCAACATGGACACTTGTAAAAACTCTTACTTTACCAAAAGGTTATCAAGTTACGGGAATAGACGTAAACAATAATACAGCATATATTGCAACACGTCACAACGCGAACGGTGAAGCTAAGTTATTCATATGGGACGGTACATCAAACGCCCATAACGGTTCTTTTGGTGTTGGAAGCTTTGAAATATTTTCAGTAAGAGCTTATCAGCAATCTTGTGTAATTATTACATCGGCAGGTGAGCTTAAGCAGTTCAATGGTGGTGGATTCACACGGTTGGCATTGCTTCCCGTATACTACGATAACAAATCATGGGCAGATCCACTTAACGATCACAGTAAAATCTCAAATCGTGGTATGGCTGTTGACGGTGAATACATTTACATCAGGCTAGACTCTCAATGTGATGCACGTGACGGTTATTTCTCACCAACTTTCCCTAGTGGTGTTTGGTGTTACGATCCTAACGTTGGATTATATTGCAAATACACTCCGTCTTTTACAAAAGTTCGATCTGTAAACCTTAGTACTTCAGATGTTAACCCTACGACAGACGTAATCACATTGTCAACGGCTCCAATCACTGGAACACCAATCATTTATGACATCGTTGGGTCTACATCTATTGGAATTACGGCATTTACTCCTTATTTTGCGATAAATCTATCAAGTACAACAATAAAACTTGCTAGTACTTACGCAGACGCACTTGCTGGCGTAGCAGTAGACTTGACAAGTACGGGTAATAGCTTCCAAAAACTATACATAGTTGACACAAACGACTATGGATGGTCTATGGCTGGTGCACGCGGTGCGGTTGACGTTCTAACACCGCTTATCGCAAACAACAACGCAATTGCTGAACGTGTCGTATTCACGGCAGAGCTACATGCAAAACAAAACGCAGGTACTAGACGAACAGTATTTAATGTGGTAAATCATAAGTTGCCAAATATCGGTTACTTCATTACACCAAAGCTAAACTCGTCAAGCCTAGAGGAGACATACGGTCGCATCGGTATCAAATTCAAGGAATTAAAGACGGATGACGTTATCGAGGTTAAATACAAGCTTGTAGACAAGCCAAACATGCCACGTGCAAGTATGGGATCAAACATAGGCACGTCAATCAATAGTAAAATGGGTACTTGGACAAGTACAACAACCTTCACAACGCCATATGATCTATCAGATGCGAGTGTCGGTGATGAAATAGAAATCACATCAGGAGTTGGTGCTGGATTCATGGCACACATCAGTTCAATCACATCAAATGCAGGAACCTATACCGTTACACTTGATGAAGCATTTATTTTTGCAGTAAACAATGACATAATGTTCTTCGCAATCGACAACTGGACTAAAGTACTAAAGATAACAAACTCAAATAAGACAGGTCATGGGTATCACACACTACCTATTGATAAAAACAGTAAGTTTGTTCAACTAAAGATTGTACTACGAGGTGTCGGTATTATTATTGAGGAGTTGCAGGTAGGAAATAAGGCTTTTAAACCTCTAATATAATAAAAGTGTGGTATAATAAAAACAATAATATGGCAAATCAACCTACAAATCTAAACGAATACTATACCGGTCAAGGTCAGGCACTTCCAACCGTACAACAACGTCAAGACGTTGCTACAAAGGCTGGTATTACTGGATATACTGGTACAGCAGAACAAAACGGTACGCTTCTTGGGTATCTTACGGGGCTTCCAGCAAACAAGGGGACTAGTACAAAACCGCCAATTACGGCAGACAGTCTAACAAATACTCAAACACCGGTAGTAATTCCACCGGCTATTGATAATACAAAACAAAATAGTGACATGAATAACACTGTTACGGGTCTTCTTAATTCTACAAAGTCAGAACTTGAAAAGAATCAACAGTTGCAGGATCAGCAAACCGCAGATATCGCAAAAACAATCGCATCTAACGGAGATCAGACAGTAAACAATGCCATCTATGCCACACAGGGAGTAGATGCAAAGAAAAAAGTAGTTGACAGCCTTACTTCGTCTATCGAACAAGAACAGAAGACACTCATGGACACAATTACAGAAATCAGAAAAAACACCAATGGACTTTCCGCGGGTGCTATTAATGCTGAAATTAATCGTGTTCAAACAGAATCCGCAGTACGTCAAGGAAATCTTGGGATCGCACTCAGTGCATCTAGTCGTGACTATGCTACAGCTACATCAATCGCACAAAGAATGGTTGAAAACAATACCGCACAGCAAAAAGCACAGCTTGAGTCAAAAATGTTCGTATTGCAACAACTTGGAACAAAAATTGCAACACAGCAAGCACAGGCTTTCCAACTTCAAGTGAAACAACTTGACAATCAAGAAAGTATGTTGAAATATGCAATTGACAATGCTCAAACAGCTTCTAAAGACGGGACAGTTGACGGTGAGGTTGCTTTCAGGGCTACACAAGATTTGCTTTCTGGTAAAATAAGTATTTCAGATTTTAACACGAAGATCGGAAACGTTAACGACAAAACAGGTATCATTGACGGAATTGACATCACACGATACGCAACAGATCCACAGCACGAACTAAAAGTACAGGCTATTTATGACTCACTACCACCAGATCTTGGTGATGCTAAATCAATTGATGGAGTATTAAAAAGCATTGCACCAAATACAAAAATTACTGGTCAAATGATCATTGATTCTGCTAGTAAATACGGAGTTAGTCCAAAGCTTCTTATCTCACTTATGCAACAAGATTCAAGTCTTGGAACTAAGGGTCTAGGGGCTTCTAACAACAATCCGGGGAACATCGCACAATACGATAATATCAAGGGTGCTGTCAAGGGTTACTCTACTCTTGCAGATGGAGTTGATGCGGTTGCAAAATGGATGTCTGATAACAAGAGTAAGGCGGTATATAGGGGTCAATATGCAGATACTATTACACTTGCAAAGGGTCTGGCTACTGACAAACAAGCTGGTGCAACAGCACAACAACTTAAGAAATGGATTGCAAATGGTGACTACACTTCCGCATATCAAAAATTTGTACAGCTTACAAGTTCAAATCTAACTGGTCAAAATAAGACCAACTTTGACAACAAGCTTTCACAAATCAAAGCCATTGGTAACCTCACGGCGAAACTTCAAGCCTATTCTGATGCTGGTGGAAAGACGGGGCTTCTAAAGGGAACATTTGAGGACATTGACGCTAAACTTGGAAAGGTAAGTGATCCTAAATATAAGGCATTGGCTACAGACCTAAAGATTGCACTTCAATCTTACCGAAACGACTTATCGGGTGCATCCTTTTCAGCACAAGAAGCAAGCGATTATGCAAGTGTTAACCCATCGGGGAAAAACTCATTGGACTTGAACATTGCAATCTTGCAGGGTATGAGGGACAACTTTACACGACAGGTTGAAACATCTGTTACGGGTGCAGTTGGACAGGGTGCACAGTACATCAAAGATTCAATCCCTTACCAAGGACTTAACCCAGCACAATCAGTTGTGAAGTACGGACAACTTAACCAAGACAAGCAAGCAATGATTCTCGAATTGAAACAAAACGGGGCATCGGATGCACTTATCGCTTCAAAGCTTGGACTTCCTATCACTCAATAATATGGACAAATACGATGAAATTCTAAAAAAGTACGGTGTAGATAACGGTGGTGGGAATGTTTTTAACCCGCAAGCATCGCAGGAAAATACCGTTGATACATTAAAAAGTGCTTGGGCAACGACAGCACCAGTAGCACCGAAACCAGTGCTTACACCGCAGGAGAAAGACAGGATTGCGACAGCTGAAACAACGGACGACTTCAAACAAGTTGGACGGGGAATCAAGAAGGCTGTGGCTGACCGAAACGTAAAGATTGATGCCAACAATGCACGATACGAAGCAGGACAGCAAGGGGATTTCCGAACTGGAATGCAAAACATAGGGCAAGTCCTAGGATTTGGTGCGGATGCAATTGGCGAAATCTTCAAGGGTGGTGTCAAGGGAGTCTTGACACAGGAACAAGAAGATGCGTTGAAAAAGAAAACAAATGAAGTTATTTCGGGGTTCATCAATCTTCCATTTTCGGAAGGTTCGGACAAGAACATTGGCAACACAGTAATTCAGCCACTACTTGCAAAATATGATGAACTAAAGAAAACAAATCCAAAACTTGCTTCTGATATTGATTCTGCTTTGGGAATTGTAGACTTTGCATCTAACTTTGTTGGTGCAGAAGCAGTCAAGCCAGCATTAGTAGCTGGTAAAAATAGTACTGAGCAGTTAATAAAAACCGGTGCTAAAAATGCTATTATAGATGCAGTAGATCAAGGAGCTAGGGCTATTGATCCGCTAAAGAATGGTATTAATACTGTAAAAAATGCAATCGTTCCAGATATTACACCGGCAAAGGCACTTGGTGAAGTATTGCAAGGTAAAACAGATGATCTTGTACTTGCACAGAAAGCAATTGAGTCTATTGATATTAAGGGAATTAAAACCTATGCAGAATTTGCTGATGCTTTACAAAAGAAAATACCGGAACTCGCACAGATAGTTGACAAAAATCTAAAAGAGGGTTCTAAAGACCCACTTAGCGGAAACGTAATCGCTAAGACATTGCCAGAACTTGCTACCATCGAGAAATCAGCTAGTGGAAAAGAGGTTGTTACGAACTACGTTGAAAATGCACTTAATCAGTTGTCAGAACTATATGGAAAAACCGGTGATGCAGTTGAGAAAGCAAACATTGATGAACTTATCGTTAGGGCAACAACTGATGGTCTTGACAAGCAGGAAATAAACAACATTGCACGACAATACGGATCAGAATTTGGAAGCAAGGCTTTCAGTAAGGTTACGGGAGATCCGCTAACAAGTGTTAACGCACAAATGTATGAGAATACACGGCGTGGAGTTAAGGAGGTTGCACGTTCTGGAATTACTGATAAGCTTGCACAAAAGGCAGACGATACAATGCACGCAATCTATAACACGAGTAAACTTATTGAAAAGAATGTTGAAAGCGTTAATGCTTTGAAGCAAAAGATGCGAGAAAAGGGTATTGTTGGAAAAACTGTTTCATACCTATACGGTGTTACGGACACACTATCTGGAGGTTCTCTGTCAAGTATCGCTACGAAGCTATTTAAGAACTCAAAAGACGAGGGGTTAAACTTCATCGAGCTTGAAAAATTACTTGAAAGTAATCTAAAGGTTTTGGATAAGGCTAAAAATGCGAACAGCAAGGCTGAAATTGAGAAAATAATTGAGGAAGATCTTGGAAATATATTTGGAAATGCAAAAAAAGCTGGTGTTCAATTTGGAGATACAGCAAAACCGTCAGTGAAGAATTACAGCAGTATTGATCAGATAGTTGCAGATGCACCTAGTGCAAAGCAGGAAATTGACTCAATAGCTGATGAGATTAGTGCTAAATTTGCAGGTACTAGGGTAGCAAAAGCACCACTAAAAACAGTCGAACGTATTTCTCAAAAAGTACAGAGTGAGCTTGATGGAAACTTTAATGAGATTAAAGACGTTGCACGCAACACAATTATTTCAGACGAAGCAGGATCAACTATTCCGGACATTTACAAGGAACTTGAAAAATACGGTGCTGGTAATGATGCTTTCAAGATTAAAATTCAGAAGCCGGATTCTTACATGGGATATTCCGGAACTATTGTCAACCTTAGAAGTAAGTCGGGTCTAGTTTCTGAAATTCAGGTAAACACACCTAAGATGATTTACGCTAAGGAATCTGCAAAAGATGCGAAAGCAATTCTTGGAGAGGATCTATTCAATAAGATGCAAGCACAATATGGAGAGGGTGGTCTTGGTCACACTTATTACGAACAATTCAGAGCATTGCCAAAAAGTAAAAAAGAGGGTACAATCGGACAGGGAATTATTAATAATTCTAAAACTTATTATTCTAAGTTTAATCAATAATTATGGAAACTACTTACTACAAATCAGAACTTGACGATGCGGTTGTAAAAGCCGTTGATGATGAAAATGTTTTTGTTAAGATCAATGGTGGCGAAGAAAAGAAGTCAACATATGATTCAGAGATTGTAACGAATGCAATGATGGGTGAACAAATTTCACCGCAGGAATACGAACAAGCCTAGTAAGGCTTTTTTCGTTGTAAAAAAGTTATCCACAGTTTTCTTTTATTTAGTCAATTATTAGTTGACAATAAAAACGGTTAGTATATACTAATTATGTAGGGAGTTAACCCACCCTATCAAAAACTATGACTTATAACCGAGGAAAACTTAAAAAAGAAGTAATCAAAGGTGAGTGGGTAGTAAAGTGCGATGGGGTGTATACAGATGACTATGCTTATGACAACGCAGTAAACTATCAGCAATCAGGATTCATGCCGGCGTTATACTTCCCATCATTTTGGCACTGGTTAGATGAGAAAGGATTGCGAGAACAGCACGGAATAGATTGCACCAATGGTACATACGAAGAAATCAATCAAGCACGACGTAAGTATTCAGACATGTACGAAGCAGAAAAAAAGCCGTTCGATAAAAAAGGAATGATATTTGATGAGGGAGACTTCAAGGGTTACGGACATGCTACGATTCAGCCAAATGGCGATGTATGGTTGATGTTCGGATACAAGAGCTACACATTTCGAAAAGCTAACACAGTTTAGTTTCTCGCTAGAGTCCCACGTGTGGGATTCAGTGTGGGAAATTATTATAATCCCCCGATCAATAAAACTATGACAAAACTAGAATTAATTTCAAAAATTGAAAAACTTAAATCAGAAATTGAAGCATATATCAAAGATACAGATCCACGAAGCTACTCTTACCCGTTTCACATGACAAAAGAGTTGGACGGATTGGTTAGTAAGCTATATCTATATAAAACAGCATGTCCATATTGTCCAGATGGAGATACTGATATTGTCACTTGTAAAAATGGACTATGTAACTACCACAACTACTTCTATGGAAACAAATAATTTATCAAAAGCAATACAATACGCAAAGACAAAACACGGTAATCAGATGTACGGAAATAAACCCTACATTGAACACCTAAATAGTGTTGCAAAAATATTAATGGATGCAAGGTTTGATGAAGATATTGTTCTAACTTGTGCATATTTACATGACGTTATTGAAGATACAGATGCAACAGAACAAGATATCGCAAATTTATTTGGTTTTAATATTGCAGAACATGTAAGACTTCTAACAAATTCCATCAAAACTAATCACATTGGATTGTCTGGTGTATCAGCAATTGTAAAGGTTGCAGACAGGATCTCTAATCAAGAAGCATGTATTGAATCACAAAATCTTGGACTTGGGTTTAAATATATAAAGGACTATAAATATATTTCTAAATTATGTGCTGGTGAAGCACTGGGGGAAAGAATGAGTAAGTCATATAGACAGCTTTATAAGATGATCAGGGAAAAATGTGTAAGCGAACTCGGAATATCTAAGCAAGCATTTTCTAATTGGATAATTGGAAAATCAAGCCCCAGCTATTCAACACTGGAGGGACTAAAACGAATAGGTGTTGACATTGGAAAACATATCTAAGAATATGTTTTTTGTGGTATAATGTGATTAACTATGTCACTAAATTAATAACTAATATGTTCGAATTGAAATCTCTAAAAGAAAACTGGATGATCATTGGGTTGATTGCCACTATGATCATATGGTATGCGAATACCAACTCACGCCTTACAGCTGTAGAGCAAAAACAGGTGGCTCAACAAGCGACACTTGATAAGGTTGACACATTAATCACAGACCTTGCTGTTATCAAGGCAAATGTCGAATTTATTAAAGAAAGAATAAAATAATTATGCAAGGAATTGATACAACAACAGACTTTAAATTTCATAACGGTATTATTGAAGATCCACGTCCAGAAATAAAAAAGGAGCGTGACTACAAACATGAGGATATCTTTACGGCAAGTACAGCTCCGGTTATTTGGGAAGAAAAAAGCAGATTTAAGTTTTTTGATAAAAGAAATCAGGCTAGTTCACTATCGTGTATGGCTCAATCTGGTGTTAAAATGCTGGGTATCGAGCAGGGTGAGTTTAAAACACTATCTGCTAAAGGGGTATATACTTCACGTACAAATGTTGGAGGTGGGATGTATCAACAAGAATGTCTTTCGCTTCTAACAAAGCCACTAGCACCGCTTGAATCATCTTTACCATCTCAAAACATGGGAGAGTTTGAAATCAATAAGTCATTTACAATGAGTGACAAAATGAAATCAGAAGCAGAAGATCACAGGGCTACGAAATACGTTATCGTTTCTGAACTTAAAAACATTGATAAGGTTGCTTCCATCGTTGCACAAGGAAAGGGAGTACAGCTTATGATGTTCTTTACAGATTTTGAATGGTGGCGACCATATCCAGAAGTTATTGACAAAACACTAACCCCATATGTTGATCGTGCACTTAGACACGGGATCTGCGTAGTTGACTATACGCTATGGAACGGTAAAAAGGCACTTGTAATTGAGGACTCCGCTGGGAATAATAGCTCACTGTTTGGGGGCGGTCAGCGAATCGTTACAGAAGATTTCTTTAATGAACGTTGCTATGGTATCGGATATCTTACAAAGGATATTCCGGATAACATGATCATCCCGACACTTCGAAAGGGTGCTACTGGTGAAATGGTGAAAAAGCTTCAAAAGAAACTGGGCGGACTAACAGTTGACGGTGTTTTTGGAAACAAGACACTAGATGCTGTAAAGAAATATCAAAAATCTCATGGGTTGGTAGTGGATGGTATTGTGGGAAAGAACACCGCTACACAATTAAATGCAGATTTGTAAAGTAACTTATCCACATAAATTATAGCCGAACGTGTTATAATAAACACGGGCTAATATATAAACATAT